GGGACCCCTTACGAAGGTATACACAATGTATGCCACGGTTTTCCCCCGTCCCGATGGACTACATATGACACTCCTCCCTCTCATGTGTGGTCCATCGTGGACACCTTAAGAACCACATCTGACACACAACATATGAAGGACATATGAGCCACATGACAACAAAGACTAGCTTTGGATTAACAGTTGCACCTAACCAGGTCGGACATGAGTTCACCTGGGTCAACGACAGTCAAACCCTCAGTGTCACGTCTGACATAACTAGCGACGGACTGTTGGAGCAAAGCTCTCTTAAGGTGGATGCTGCATTGGATACTCTCAGTCCACATGATCATCAGGATACAGAGGTGGATGATACCACGGTGTAACCACAGTGTGCTACCGAGGTGTGACCACGGTGTGCTACTGAGGTGTAACCACAGTGTGCTACCACAGTGTTACCGAGGTGGTGACTTAGGTCCCCATTTGTAACTTAAAGAAAAACACCTTAGCCTAACAACTATCGCCCAATGTCTAATGTCTTACCATCGATACACCATCAGATCATACCATTGCAGATCAGATACTATATCCGCTCCAACGTAAGCTATTGATATCATTGGATACCAGTAGTCTAAGCTAACGAATGTCTAATGAATCAATAACTTTAGTGGGTCCCATGTCCGACATTTGACCCCTGGGTAGTCTAATCAATCAATAGATTTCAAAAGACCGTTAAAGGTTGTTCTTGTTGTTGTTGTTGTTAGGCTCTTTGAAGCAGAAACCCCAGCCCCACCACAGTCTATCTAACGTCTCTATACTTATAGGAGGACGCTTTTGTTCTTCTTACGCGTTCGCCAGTAGACCCCCGTCCCACCAAAGTCCCACCACCACCACCATTAGAACCACCATCACCAGGAGTACCGTCATGGCCTTAGAATCTGGCACGTTCATCAATAGTCTGAACGCTAGTAACCCAGCGTCCACTGATGGCCTAGGTCAAGCAGACGACCACATACGTCTCCTCAAGAGTACCATCAAGAGTACCTTCCCCAACATAGACGCAGCCGTCACAGCCACCGAGGACAACCTCAACCTCCTTACGTCTTTCAGTAGTGCCAGCGGTACGTCAGCTGACCTCAACCTCTTAGCTGGTCAGGCAGCTGGTGGTCTCACTAGCACCGAGCTAGGGTACCTCAAGAGTGTCACCTCGGACATCCAGGCACAACTTAATGCCATCACTGTGTCAGCATCAGGTAATCTAGCGACCACAGACTTTGCAGCTGCCAACTCAGGCACTGGCTACGGCTCCTTAGCTTATGACAACTCAGGTAACTACACGTACACCCGTGTCACCAACAGCAACATTAGGGGTGCCTTCTCAGCTGGGACCAACATCTCCATAGATGGCAATGGTGTCATTAGTTCACCTACGTCGTCCTTTTCTGGTGGCACTGGCATATCGATCTCTGGTTCCACCATAACGAACAGTGCACCCGACCAGACAGTGACACTGACAGGGTCTGGGGCTACCTCGATCAGCGGTACGTACCCTAACTTTACCATTAGCTCTACAGACACAGATACCAATACGACCTACACGGGTGGCAGTGGTATCACTGTCTCAGGCACTACCATTAGCACTAGTACCACCCTAGGTGCAGTGGGGACCTACGCCTTCTTAGGTAGTGCAACAGCTGGTACTTTTGTGGCTGGCACCACCTACGCTGGCTCAGGTCTTAAGTACAGTGGGTTTCTATCTACAAGTGTCTACAGTGATGACACCGCTGCATCTATTAATGGGTCTGCTCCTAGTGGAACTTGGAGAGCTATGGGTTCAGCCGATAGGGTGTCTAACAGAGCACCATCAACTCTATTCGTGAGGATCTCATAACATGGTAGATATTACAGAGTACAGGAACGCAGTATCGCTATCAGCTAATAACGCTAGAATGGATGTCGAGATAAACCACCCCACCTATGGCTGGATACCTTACACTATAGACCCCACCGACACGGACAACACTATCGATAACACAGAGCTACTAGCCCTCGTCGGATCTGACTTCAGTGCTTACGTGGCGCCCACCCAGGCAGAACTGGATGCAGCTACCGCCGCCGACGTAAGAGACGAAAGAGACAGACGCCTGGTAGCTGAAGTGGACCCCATTGTCAGCAACCCACTGCGCTGGGACGCCATGACAGATCAACAGAAAGCTGACATGAGTTCCTATCGTACTTCGTTGCTTAATGTGCCACAGCAATCTGGTTTCCCCAACACTGTCTCATGGCCCACCCTGTAATGCCCATATCTGAGATTATCCTATATGCCTTCATGGCTACCGCAATCGTCTTTATCTTTGTTACTGTCGTTATCGACAACAATAAGAATGAACGGAAGTAATCAATTATGCCAAACCTACCGATCCGCGATTTAGGCTCCGTAGGCGTAATCACTGACATTGACCCTTTCAACTTACCCCTCAACGCATTCACTAGAGCCAAGAATGTACGCTTTGACCAGGGCAACGTGCGTCGCTCTCCAGGCTTTAGGTCTATCACACCCGTCAACGGTTTTACCCCAATATTTACACACGGCCTCTATAACGCCACAGGATACGACACTGTCGTTATCGTCAGTAACACCTTCGACGTCCACGAGTTTTCCAATGGCACACTATCGCTCGACTACGCCACGTCTTCCTCAGCAAGTACCGCACAAGTAACAGCAACCTCCCTAGCTAACGTACAGTACTTAAACAGGGCAGACGTGGTGCCTTTGTATCGAACACCAGCTATGTCTAACTTTGCCAACTTGGTAAACTGGGATGCCACACACCGCGCTGCCTCCATCAGATCGTTTGGTGACTTCTTGATTGCCCTCAACATGACCGAAGGCGGCTCTGCGTTCCCCACCAGGGTACGCTTTAGTAACATAGCTGTAGCTAACAATGCCCCAGACAGCTGGGACGCCACAGACACCACCAAGTCAGCTGGCTTCAACGACATAGCCCAGATGAATACGCCCATCATAGACGGGGCCACATTAGGCTCCAACTTCCTGATCTACTCTAGTGACCAAGTGTGGCTCATGGAGTTCGTCGGTGGCACCTTCATATTTAACTTCCGTAAGCTTTTCAGTGACGCTGGCGTCGTCAATCAGAACTGCATCGTCGAGGTCGAAGGTAAACATTACGTCTTCGATCAGAAGGACATCTACGTGACAGACGGCGTCTCCAGGCAATCCATAGTCGACGGGCGCATCAAGGACTACGTCTTCTCAGGCATAGACACCAGCGCCTTCACTAGGTGCTTCGTGCAGTACGACCAATCACGCGAGGAGATCTACTTCTGCTACAAGAGCTCCGACGACATGGCAGAGTTTACCAACGGCGAAGGCTGCAACCGCGCAGCTGTCTTTAACTACAGAAATAACACCTGGTCCTTTATGGATCTCCCTAACGTCTTCGCTGGCACCAGTGCCAACGTAAACACTGTCAGTACCTACGCAGCTGCCACACAAACCTACGACAGCGCTGGCGGTACATACGCCGCACAAGACTCTGGCTTCACACGTCACATCCTCATGCTAGGACAAGCGTCCACCAGCGATAGCCTCAGCAATGCCAAGCTCTATGGCCTCGATGGCATCAACGAGAGCTCGTCTTTGTCTGAAGCCTTAGACACAACAGCCACCAAAGGCATTAAGCTAGAGCGCACTGGTATTGACCTAGATGAAGCAAAACTGCCCCTCACAGGATACAAAGCAATACGCAAGATGGTCCCTCAGTTCTCTACAGTGGCATCCAACAAGGACTTTGTTGTCTCAATGGGAGCAGCCGACATAGCAACCGAGGTTCCCACCTACGACACAAGCTTCACCTTTGACAGTGACACCGCATACAAGATCGACTCAAGATCCTCAGGTCGCTACCTCAGCTACAAGATAGAGACGACAGACATCAAAGACTTTGCCGTCTCAGGTTTTGACTTCGACGTCATGGCGACGGGGAGACGCTAGACATGGCAACCAATGAGATTACCGACGTCACTGTAAATGCATACGTCAGACGGCCCGTGCCGTCGCTCGA